GTACAGATAAGGGCAGGTAATTGTGCTACTTTGCCCTGTAATGCAGAGCGTGGCTGACAAGGGTCTCCTTGTACTGCCTCACTCGTATGATGAAGAATAATAATTGCTGCATTGGTAGCACGAGCAAGGTACTTTAATTCCTTCATAATTGCTCTCATTGAAGCAAACTCTTCGCCACCATCAGTAGCAATATCCATTAAGTTATCTACAAAAATTGCAGTCGGAGGACAGCCCCATAGTTCTTCAAAGGCTTGAACTTCTTCATCAATATCCTGCAATGTAGGACTAGATTCAAATGACCATACTACGTGTGAACCTTTGGCAAGAGTTGCTTTGGTCCAACCATAATCAGTATTCATTAACTGTTCTACATCAGTTTGATTCTTGCCTGAAATCATTGAGGCTAATCGCATAGCCATAGTATGAGCATTGGTATCTGCTGATATGTAAAGACTAGGCACCTTCATCTTTAATGCTAAGGCCAAGGCAAGCGTTGACTTACCAACGCCAGGAGTGCCAGCAAGCATAGATACTTCTGCTCTACGCAAAATAATTTTATTACTTTCAAATGCTCTGAATACAGAGGGCAGAGGTTCTCCACCAATATCTGACCTACCTACAGAGCGAACAAGTGTACGCATTTACTTCTCCCATCTAATGATGGTAAGAGAATTTCTAACTGTCTTCCCCACCAATTAAAAATTCTCTTACCAAATTTATTCAAGTTCTGGTTGTATTAACCGTTCATTACTTGACATTGGTCCGCCCCTTGAGGCTGTGGACACACCCACATCTTGTACGGTTTTCCGTTTTTCTTGCTGATACCACTCAAGAATTTCCGATTTCCGTGTATGCAAGTAGGCGACGCTTCCGATGTCTGGACGATTGATGAGGTAACTGCGGGCATAGTGCCTTGAGTTAAACCAGTGGTCCCCAAAGGGGCAGCAGTGTAAGCACCTGCAATTAACTTTCCAGTTGCTGCAATCTGTGATGAGTAATCACTCACACCTTCAAGTAGCACTGACAGTTCATCAGATGTATTAGCACGTATGTTAATCAAATCTCCATTAGGAGACTTGTAAGAAACTTGTAGTTTCCAGTCTTCATTAGCCATTATTTGCCTTTCGTAAATTGGCAGTGTTCTGTGAGTCCACAGTAACTGCACGATTGTAAGTTTGGTAGAAAGATACCAGCCTTCCTAGCCTTGTCGAATCCATCAACAAAGTATTCCAACATATCTTTTGTATATCTACTAAGGTCAATCATCTCTCCTGTCCCTGACTCACGAGACATCCAGTAGTTACCTAGATTGACTTCAACACCAAGCATCTCTTCTACACCAACTTTATAAAAGCCAAGTTGTAAATCAGATGTTGGTTTACGTGTGGATGTTTTCAAGTCGACAATCACAAGTTGTCCGTTAACTTCAAATATCCTGTCAATAAACATCTTCACTGGCACGTCAGCGATTATGGGATTTAACTCCAACTCGATAGCACGAATACCTTGTGGGGTAGTCCATATTTTCCAGTCTTTATTGTTCTTGCGCCAAGAGATGTAGTTGTCTACCCACTTGGAACCCTGTTGGTACCACCAAGTTGCATCCTCTTTATTAGGATTTTCTTTAGTGGAACGACCCGCAATGCGGGCTGTATTTAAATCAATGTCCTTGGTTTCTGCTTCCCAAGCCTTAGTCCATAACTCATTCATTTTCTAAGTCATACAATTCTGTGGCTAAGTGAAATGCTCTACCACCAGCAGACCAGACACTTGGTTCCTCAGGTACTTGAAGTAATCTTCCTAAGTAATACTGATAACCACAAGTCAAAAAAGTTGTAAATGCTGAGTAAGATACGTGAGCAGGTAATTCATATCCATCAAGTTTAATCATCAAGACCTAGTTTATCGTAGAGATAATCTACTTCTTCTTTTAACTCTTTAATGTTTTCATTAAGAAGATAAATAGCATCAGATAATTCTTCAATAACTTCATTAATTCTTTTATTAAACATTTTAACTCCTGTCTGGTAGTGTTTAGATAGTCCTCCCATGGAGGACAGGAGAGTACTCGACACGAGAGAACTATCTAAATTTAGTTATATATTATAATATATATATTATAATATGGCGCCTTGGCGCCTGTATATTATTAATATATAGGTTATAATATATTCAATTATACACAGATAGGACATCTAATGCAAAGCGACACACCCAATTTCCCTAACTGGTTTGTAGGTCAACAGTATAACTTTGAGAACCATTTAACTGAGTTTGAGGGTAAACCAAACCTTAAGTTCCTACAGATTGGCGCCTATACAGGCGACGCTTCAGTATGGTTACTTGATAATATATTAACTGACCCAACATCTACCCTGACAGATATAGATACCTGGAAAGGTTCAGATGAAACTAAACATAAAAACATTTCATTTGATAATGTCTATACCTACTACCTAGAACGAACCAAGAAGTATAAGAACCTATTATCAATTCAATCTAAGTCTGAATACGTACTACCTAACCTTAATCACACCTATGATTTCATATATGTAGATGGAGACCATACTGCAAAGGTTGTTGCCGATGACGCTGAAGGTGCTTGGAAAATCCTTAAGCCTGGTGGCATACTTGCTTTTGATGACTATATGTGGGGACAAGACTTACCAGAGTATACAACCCCTAGGCCAGCAATAGATAACTTTCTCAGCAAATACACAGGAACTTATGATTTACTGACTAAAGAGTATCAAGTTTGGCTTATGAAGAAATGACAAAAGACCCCCTTCCCAGTATCTCTACTAGGTTGGGGGTCATTAGTGTCTCTAAAGGGCGTTTAAAGCCCGATTAGGGGTATATCATTAGTTGCTTCCGCGACCAAACTCTGTGGCTGAGGAGTCCAAAGCCTTAAGAAGAGGTCCTGCAACTGCTGCAACTCCTGCTGTTGCTAATGCCTTTAGGTCTGTATTACCTGCAAGGTATAGAGCAAGTACGGCAGCAAATGCTGCACGTGCGTAAGAGATTACAATTGCTTTTACTTTAGTTGTATTCATATTTGTCCTTTAAGGGCGAGCAACACCCATTACTAGGGAGTAGGCACGTTTCTTTAGATACACACCATCTCCGTTTGACTGGCTACCCTTATTATCCCCAGAGGTATTACCCTCATAGACCATAAGGTATTTCTTCCCATCGTTGCTAGCACATATGCCGACGTGGTCAGCCTGTGCATCGTCATCGAACTGGAAGAAAACTATGTCCCCAGCCTGTGCCTTACCAACTGGCACAGTTTTATTATTCTTAATAAACCATTTGAGACCTGCATCACAAGAAGCAAATCCCTTTTTAGTTTGAGCCGCTATTGTGGCTACTAATCCTGCTTGGTCAAAGCACCAAGATACGAACATTGCACACCAAGGGTTATTATTTAATCCATACCACTTGCCGTACATACTGTCATTGTTCTTGCCTACTTCTTGATATCCAAGTTGAGACTTGGCTATGTCTACTACACTCATTCATCTCCCCCATTTCTTAGTGGATAAGTAACTGCCCATACAATTAAAGTTAATACAATCGCATAGCCAACTACAGTTTTTGCTGAGCCAGTTAGTACTACCCAAGCAATAAACATACCTAGCAGGGTCCATAATTGTTGGACCATATCTCTTAATATCTTCAAGGTTTTCTCCTCTTGTATAACTTGATATTGTCATTTACAGTTGGAGCACCACCGCTAGGTGTAGGGGTAGGTGCTACTGTTCTTGTAGCAGAGGCTACGGCTACTGCATTAACAGCAGCCTGAGTAGCAATAACAGATGCGATAATTGTTTGCTCTGATTCTGTTCTTTCTTCTTCAGACATATCAGCACCAATGTTTGACAATGCAGTTAGCACTTGTCCTGGGTCAGTAAATATTTCTGCAATTAATTTTGCTGGGCTTTCTAATAACTGTAGGGCTACTACCGTGCCAGCCTCTAGCACTACACCATTCTCTAATTCAACTGGTGTTTCAGGAGCAAGGGTTTCTAACTCAACTTCATCTGCTTGAACTACCTCAATAGGTGGTTCTTCAGCCTCAATAGGAGGCTCCTCTGCTTCAGCAGGAGGGGCTTCTTCCTCTGTGGGTGGTGTATCTACCTCAGCAGGTGGCAGTTCTTCCTCTACAGGGGCAATCTCAGGCTCAGTAGGGGGTTCCTCAGCAGGTGCTGGCGGTTCTTCTACTGGTACTGGTGGTTCTTCTGGTACTATATCGTTAATTAAAGGGGGTTCAGGTGGGATTGGAATCGTTATCGGTGGCTCTACTATTACAATATCTGGAATTACTGGAGCAGTGGTATCAGGTGTTGGTTCTACTACGGGTTCTGGGATAGGTTCTGGCTCAGGTTCAGGCTCAACCACCACAGGTGGTGGGGGAGGCGGAATTAAATTACTACTTAAAGTATAAGTACCAATAGGTCTTTGACCTGCAACTATATAATCATATGATGTAGCACGGATAGTATAACTACCTGTATCTAACGTACCTGTAAGTTTAGATGCATAGTAATTAGTTTGAGGATTGTGGTTACTATCATCGTCTTGTCTAAGAACTACTTCACCTTGGCGTAATTCTATCCAAGAATCTACCCAAGCAACTCGCTCTGTATTTATACCAGAGGGTGCAATTTCAAATCTAGGACCAGTATTTGTTTCAATAAAGTATTCAGTAGGTCCATTGACCTCTACTACTGTATCTACATAAGCAACATCAGGAGTTAACTCAATGAGTACTTCATCAGCGTAGGCTATTTGTGGTATTAAAAGTAAACTAATCCCTATTGCTAAGGAATATATAAATCTGGTCAACACGGGCCTCGAGTCTATTCACTTGGTCTTTAACTGAACTGCCCCCGTTTGGTTTTAATTCTTCAAGATAATGTTTGACTAGCCATCTAATCATTAATGCAAATGAACCAATCAATGTGCTTATGGCTACTGCTAATCCAGCCCAATCAGTTGGTGTCATCATACGGTCCTAATCGTAATTTCAATTACGCCTCCGAAGCCATCAAACCTTTTGTCTGGTGGAGTCATACGTGTAAATGAGATTTGCTCAATAACTACTTGACGACTTTCGCCTGTAGTAAGGTCTTGCCAGGTAACAACATCGCCACCTTCTTCTACGTTTTCAAGTGATTGTAATCTTTGTAATGCTTTACCTTCATAGCCAGATATTACATTGTATCTATCTGTTTCAATATCAAAACAGTAGACAGGAAATCTCATAACTCTCTGACGAGGTGTAGCAATAGTAGCCTTGGCTTGATAGCCCTTAAATATGGGACCTTGGCTAGTAGTTGTAGTATCACGATTAAGAACAAACTTGTAGGCTACATACTCTTGCGCTGTATCAGGATTAGATGTACCTACTTCAACTGCAGTTACTCCTGCTTCGTAGGTGATATGGTCATACTCAATGCCATCTTTATCTACAGTCTCAAGCACTAATGAACCATAATCAAAGTTACCACGAGCAAGTAAACGCTTAAAGTTCTTAGGCTCTAATGTTCCATAGCGGATGTAACCGCTAGTAATATAGCCAGTAGATGCTAGTGTTGCACTTGCTTCAATGTTAATGCTACCTACTTTGTTAACCTTACCAACAGGTGATACAGCAGTAGATGCTACGTTAGATGCAGTCTTAGCATAGGTAAATGTTGTAGTAGTTGGTACGCCAGTAACTGTGTACTTACCATTAAATGTAGAGTCAACACCTTCTACCCATACCTGGTCATCAACGGCTAGGCCGTGTGCTGCAGATGTGGTTAAGGTTGCTACGTTAGATGTGAGTGCTTTGTTGCTTACTGAGCCAGCATTAACTGCTGTGGTAGCAAACACTAATCGGTCTGTTGTGCCAGCAAATGCACAAGTTGTTGTGCTGTATCCTGATGTGCCGCTTACATATAGGTCATTAGCATAAGCAAAACGTAAAGTCTCTATTTCATTACCAAGGTCAATGCGGAGAACTCCTGCTGCTCCATCTACGCCAGTTGCACACCAGATGAATCTGTCTCGTGCAGCAAAGTCATAGCAAGGCTGAGTGGTTTCCACAATAAGTGGACCATAGTTAATGGAGCCGTCTTGGTCTGAGACAACTGCTGCACGGATTCCTTTGTTAGTACCTATCATCATATAACCTAGGTAGTAATAAATCTTATGGATAATCTCTCCAACTGGCATCTCTGCTGCAGTAATAGCAGTAGTAAGAGTTGGCATAACACCAGAGGTATTAAGAGTAAATTTAAATATGCTTGACTGGGTACCACTGTAGCCTGCTACATAGATGGCTGGACCAGAAGCGGTAATGCTTGAGAATACAATATCAGTATCACTGTGTGTGTATACAGGGCTTGGTAGAGCAGTTGCTGATGAGGATATTTCATATATCTTATTGTTGATACACATAACAATACGGTCTTTGACATACTCCATTACTGCATTAGTTACAGTAATACCATTGTCGCTAATCATAAGAGTATCGCCAGCACCAGATACACCAGTTAATAATTTTTTATATACACGTAATCTTGGAGTTCCAGTACTTAAAACGTTGGTAATCCAATAAGCATAGGTGCCGTCATCACATATGGCATTAACTGCATAGTCAGCACCTGTTGCATAATCCAAGAAGTGTGTGACTGTTCCGTCTTCTGCAATTTTATCTACATCATATTCATCCCATAATAGGACACCATTAGTCGTACCATATTGGATTGAGCGAGCAATTTGGAACGGTCTACCTTCTGTCTGTATTGGCCCAGATGTGTAGTGTGTAGTAGCAGTGTCTTTAAGTAAGGTTACTTGTCCCTTAGTCCAAACATTAACACCCTTGCTATCTGTAAATCTATAGTCAACAGTCTCGCCAGCAGATGGGTCATAGAACTTTATACCTGAACCAGAGTGGAATGATGACTGGGAACGTAACCACCAGCCAGTAAGTGATTGCTCACCTGGCTCTTTACCATTATCAAACTGGTCCTTCTTGTAAGGTGCAGTCTGTCTAATGTATGGACGTGCATCATTTATGGCATAGAAGAATGGTTGTCCTCCAACTGCTACATCGTATGAGTCAGATGTATTCTGCCAGTATGTACTTGTAGATACGATACCAACATCAACAGCAATGGCACGTTCTGCACGACCTTCGGTTATGTCTCTTCCAGCGATGGCACACCTCCATTAAACGGTTTACATATAAAAGTAATATGTAGTATAATTATGTTATGAAAACTTGTATTGATTGTAGTCAGGAACTACCACGCTCTAAATTCCATATTAGGAACAATAGAAAAATTGGCATTGAGTCTAGATGTAAAGACTGTAGTAATGCTAAAAAACGTGAGTATAGAAAAAATAATAAAGACTTGATTCGTGCTCAGAATAAGCGCCGAGTTCCTGGCTGGGATATTGATAGATACAATGAGTACCTAGAACTCCAACAAGGCAAGTGTGCTATATGTGGTACTACTGAATATACTAATAAGGATTGGTGTGCTGACCACGACCACGCTACTAACCAGCCTAGAGGATTACTTTGCGGTAGATGTAATGCTGGACTGGGATACTTCAAGGATAATCCTGAGTATCTCCAGTCAGCAATTAATTATCTAAGGAAGTGGCAATCAATCACGACTGACCACAGTGCTCCTTAATTAAATGTTTAAAATTAACCTATTACTACTACTACAATGCCAGAACCACCAGTAGAGGCACTAGAACCATCACCATTTGATGCGCCATTACCTGTATTTGCTGCACCATTTGCATTTGTATTACCTGCACCGCCCACAGCATAGGTAACTGAAGTACCAGTAATTGAAGACGCAGTTCCAGCACCACCGTTACCAGTTGAACCGCTTGCTCCTGCACCACCTGCACCGCCACCACCGCCGCCACGAACATCTGTGCCAGCACCACCATTATTGCCTTGCCCTGGAGTACCTAATCCACCTGGTCTATTGCGTCCACCACCACCACCACTTCCACCTGTTGCACCACCTGAACCATCAGCACTACTTGGTCCTTTTTTACCACTACCCCCACCACCAAATGCAATTAAATTTCCTAGAGCGCTGCTCTCACCATTTCTTGATGGACCGTGTTCTCCAGTAAAACCACTACCACCAGCACCAACAGTTACAGTAAGTGTTCCAGCAGTAAGTAATTGACTTGCAGAATATAAAAATCCACCTCCACCACCACCTGCTCCGCCAGAAGCCTCTCCACCGCCACTACCTGCACCGCCTCCACCAACTATTAAAATTTCAGCAGTACCTGCAGTACCAATAGTAATATCACCAGAACTAGTAAATTTATAAATAGTTTTTCCAGCACGAGATGTAGTGTCAACGGTTGCATTAGTTGATGCAGTTACTGTTGCTTTACCAATTCCACCTGCAGATACGGGGCTAAATAATGGCATTATGTCTCCTTAAGCGTATTTAATTGGACCAGCACCAAATACGGTGTAGGTAGGTGTTGCTGCTGTCTTAACAATTGTGTATGTGTAAACATCAATAGATGATGCGTTGCCAGAGGCAGGTGCAGTTCCACCAGAATACTTAGGTGTTACGGCAGAGCCATCAATATTAAATGCTGTTTGGTAATAGGCTGTGCTTCCATTAGTTACTAGGAAGTTAACAGTAATTGCATCACCAACAGCAAGAACGCTACTTAATGTAGTACCAGAAGTACCACGAACATTGAGTGTCCAGTTAGCAGAAGCATTTGTTGTATAATAAAGAACGCCTTGAGTAGAAGCATCAAAGTTAACGGTTCCAGTAGCAGCCGTAGCCGATACAGTTGTGCGTTCTTCTGGACTAACAACTACTGGAGCATTAAGTGTTGGACCTGACAATGGAGCATAAGTAGATGCAGCAGTTGATGTTGCCAACTTTGTGTCAATCTGTGTCTGGATAGCAGAGGTAACACCATCTACATACCCTAACTCAGTTGCTGATACGGATGTTAGTGCGGTACCTGCGTTTGCTAGGTCTCTTGCTTTACTCATTAGTTATCCTCCACTATATGTTCTGAATTATTACAAATCCAACGACAAGTTGCCTCATCAAGAATTTCTTCTGGATGACAATTTGTTTTAGGTGGGATAAAAGCATCCCGTGTAGCATCATAAGTAAAACCAATGCCTGCATAATTCTTACGAATATTGCCGTTGTAAGATGTTCTCTTACATACCTGACCCCTGAAGTTTCCATACCAAGTTTCAGTATCTAATCCTTCAATAGTTTCAGTTTCATTAATGCCTGTAATAACCTCAGTTACTACATTGTTTTCATCTAAGAACGCATAGTGTGCCATTATGCCCAACTCACATTTCCAGTACCATCAGTAATTGTGGTAACTTTGAACGAACCATTTGTAGATGTAGAACCAGTTAAACCAGCACCAATTGTAATAGTGTAAGTATCTGGATAACTTAAAATAACTATTCCAGAACCACCATTACCACCATTTCGGCTATCTCCACCACCGCCACCGCCACCTGTATTTACGGTTCCGTTAGTTGGGTAATTGCTTCCTATAGCACCATTACCACCACCACCAGTTCCACCTGCTCCTGGTGTTCCTGCTCCGCCAGCACCGCCACCGCCACCGCCACGAGTAACTGAAGAACCAGTAATTGTTGATGCTACACCTGCACCACCTGCACCTGAAATGCTTCCTGCTTGTCCATCATTACCAACAGCACCAGCACCGCCACCGCCGCCGCAAGCCGCACCTATGGCTCTACCGCCACCAAAGCCTTGACCAGTAGTTCCACTACTTCTTGTTGCTTGATTATTAGCACTTCCTCCACCAGAACCACCATTAGCACCAGTAGTAGCACCTGCTGAACCACCACCACCGCTGCGAGTTGTTGTAATAGTAGAAAATACAGATGCAAAACCAAGGTCACCTGTGCCATTAATATTTCCTTGACCAGCACCACCAGCGCCAACAGTTACAGTATAATTTGTACTTGCTGTCAACGTTAATGCAGACTCTGCGCTTGCTCCACCACCAGAAGTACCTGCAGATGTTCTATAACCTCCAGCACCACCACCGCCTCCCGCACCTAATCCTCCGCCTCCGCCTCCGCCAAGTACAAGATAATTAACAGTTAGTGGGGTAAATGGTACTACTGAATTAGATGTAGAACTGTATGAACTTTCTCCAGAAGGATTAACTGCAGCAACTGTAAATGTATAAGATGTTCCACTAGTTAGTCCAGATACAGTAACAGGACTAGATGTTCCAGTCCCAACTATTGAACCAGGATTAGACACTGCTTTATATGAAAATATTGGTCCACCAGTAGATGTTGAAGGTGCAGTAAAGGTAACGGATGCACTTTGAGCACCAGCAGTAGCCGTACCAATGGTAGGTGCATTAGCAGGTATATCTATTACCTTACCAACTTTAGGGGATGCTTGTCCTGTTGCCATAGTTAACCTGCCAAACCGTATAGTTTAAATGTTCCAGCGGTAATGTTTCCTGAGGCGTGTCTTGCTGTAATAGAAGTAATTGCTGCGGTGTTATTCCAAATACCATAACCTTCTCCCCAGCGTTCAGCACCAGAAGAAAATGTTGTTTTAGGAATTGTTGCATTTCCAGCATCCATAATTTTTACATAACCAGTTCCTGGTGCAGTAGTAGTATAATATGATAATATTATTTGATTATCAGAACTACTACCTGTTCCACCACCCCATACGGCTGAACCATAATTACCAGTTGTTTGGTCGCCATTAAAATATATACCCCAAGTGTCAGTAGTACTTGCGGTATATCCGTTTACAACAAGTATAAGTGATTTATACCCAGATATGCTAGTAGCAACTGCTTGAGTATTTGCAGAAGATGAAACAGTAAATGTTGATATTAACTGCCAGTTATCTCCTGATATAGAACTTACTTGACCTACAGCCATTATGAAATCTCGCTTCCGTATGCGTTAAAGGATACTGTTGCAGATGATGCGTATACTGTAAGCACATCTGTAGCACCAAGGGTTAAACCTACTGTAATGAATGTTGAATCAGATGCAGGAACTGTTGCTCCATACACAATGTACTCTGTTGCATCTAAAGCAGAACCAGCAACCCGTACTGCAATACGATATGTAGCAGCAGTTGAGGCTTGGTTACATACTGTTATTGTAGACACTACTGTCTGTGTAGCAGCAGGTACTGTGTAGAGCGTTGTTGCTGTCGTTGCGCTTGGGTTTACTTGTCCAAGCACCTTGTATGTTGTTGGCATTTCTTTTCTCCTTAGTGGTTGGTTAAGCGCCCATTAGCATAAATACTGTGGGTGTAGGGTCTGTTGTAATAGTTCCCCAAGATGTTGCAGAACCATTTGTTGTTAAGTACTTACCTGAGTTACCAGTCTGACTAGGAAGTGGGTCGTATACTCCCCATTCCAATCCTGTTGCTGTTGCTGAGTTAGCCTTAAGGACATATCCATTTGTGCCAACAGTTAGTTTGCCAGGTGTATCAGCAGCAGTTGCTACTAGAATATCTCCCTTAGCATCAAAGAGTGCCTTGTCAATAGCAGTTGCTAAGTCAAAGGCAGTAAAGGTAATAATTTCTACTACATCAGAAGCAGCCAATGCTGCAAGGGATGTAATGCTTGTACCGCTAGATGCTGTGTAGTCTGTATCACGAACAAGAAGTACACCGTTTAGGTATACCTGTTCTTTACCAGCAATATATGAAAGTGTTAAACCATTAGCATCTGAACCAGATACTGAGGTTTCTCCACCAGAAGCATTAAAACGATAACGGTAGATTGCTGCAGTTGAAGAGATTGAACCCCAAGCAGAACCTGTCCAAGCAAACATAGTTGCAGATGTTGAGTTCCAATATAGAGCACCAGTGATAAGGGCATTGCCATCATTATCTACAGATGGAGCAGATGACTTAGCACCTAGGTATCTATCATCAAAGTTATCATAGGTTGTAGCAGCGGCAGCAGCAGAGGCTGCAGCAGCAGTAGCAGAACCAGCCACATCATCTACATACAACTTAGTAGCAGCGTGTAGGTTAGATGAAGGAGCACCAGCAAGGGTTAAGTTGCCAGTCATTGTGCTTCCTGATTTTAATACAAATGAATCATAGACAGTTCCACCTGCTTGGATTGCTGTTGCAATCTCACCAAGGGTGTCAAGTGTAGATGGTGCAGAGTTAACAAGGTCTGCTACCTTTGTATCTACATAAAGTTTAGTTGCAGCATCAGCATTAGAGGTAGGCGTAGCAAGAGATGTAATCTTCTGGCTATTAACAGATACTGAGCCAGTAGGCGCAGCCATCTGGTCTAAGCGAGATGTTCTTACTTGTGTATCAAAGTCTGAAACAGTTGCTGCTAATTGTGTACCAGTATGGTTGGCACGAGCATATGGGTCAGTAACCATCTTGGCTGCAGTAATAGTTCCATTAGCAATATCTGTTGCTACGATAGTCCCATCTACTAAGTCAGCAGAGGTAATGCTTCCACTAAGAGATAGTTTGCTATAAGCAATACCAGCAGATGCATTTATATCAGCATTAACAATTGTATCACTAGCAATCATAGTACCAGTCACTGTGCCAACATCAGATAGTGTTACAGCAGTTCCTGAAATCTTAGTCTTATCAATGGCAGCAGATGCGTTAATGTCGGCATTAAGGATTGTGCCATCAAGAATCATTGTGCTAGTTACAGTGCCAGTATCACTTGTCTTAACAAGGGTAGCACTTGTAGGAATAGTTGTACCATTAATAGATGTGGCTGTGGCTACGCCAAGGGTTGGTGTTACAAGGGTTGGGCTAGTAGCAAGCACTACTGAACCAGTTCCAGTTTCATCTGTAAGGGCAGCAGCAAGGTTGGCACTAGATGGGGTAGCAAGGAATGTTGCTACGCCTGTACCTAATCCAGATACACCAGTTGATACTGGCAATCCAGTTGCATTAGTAAGTACAGCAGCAGATGGAGTTCCAAGTGCTGGAGTGGTTAAGGTTGGGCTAGTTAAAGTCTTGTTAGTTAATGTTTGAGTTCCAGTAAGAGTGACTGCTCCAGTAATTGTATTACTTGCAGTATCAATTGTCTTACCAGTAAGAGTTTGTGTGTCTGTAGTTCCCACTACGGAACCAGTTACACCGTGTACTCCAGAGGCTGCTTCAATGTGAGTGTTGGCTTCTCGGTAATCTCTGCCAATTGCCATATGTCGTACTGCAGCACCAGCAGAGTGGGCTACACCAGATGAGCCATCTCTACCACGAACAATAGTAAGTGTGTTGGTTGATACCGCCGATACATCTACAATTTCTTCAAGGGCTGTATCAGGGTCAATCACCACCGTAAAAATTTCACCAGCAGAGATTGTAACTCCACCTAGAAGGGATGTTCCAGATACTACAGTTGCTGTAGTTCCAGAAGAGGTTAACGCTGCAGATAATGTAGTCTGTTGTGAGCGTGAGGAGTATTTGCGTGTTGTCATTTATTTACCTATCGGCTGTAGTGGACGCGGATTGGATACAGGTTTTGCTGTCTTTGAGTTTCCTCATTAAGACGTTGTGTATATAGTGCGTATAGTTGTTTTGTTGCAGTTTGTGAAGCACCATAAGGACGTTTGCTATCTGTCTCATCTGCTTGTGGGCTAACTTGGCCAGCACGTGCAGGGTCAAGATAGGTAAGCAAACGATACGAAGCGCCAAGAATAATCAAGTCTTTGCAAGATTCTGGTAAACCAGTTTGTGTTGAAAAGTCTTGTGAATTGCTTGTAAAAGGAACTGGGTCAGTAGCATAGATAACTTTAACTGTTCTACCAGGAGTAATGTAGTCTCCAATAGTTACTGTTTGAGCAGTAGCACCAAATGCTGTTGCATCTGCTTTGGAGTCCCAAGACCAGCGGCGAACAGGAATCCATTCTTGAGATGGTCCAACTGATTGCCACATAATTGTAAGAACGTTTTGGATATTTAATCCATCAAAATCATAAGTTGTACGAGCAGCATTAAATGTAAATGTAGTTGCTTTAGCAGCAAAGATACTAGAACCAGCAGCATTGATAGTATCGTTAATAGCCTTCTTAACCACATAGCGTGGGAAGGTTGGTGAGATAGTAACTTTAGTATCTAATGTGTGTGTAGCAGCAGTAGTGCCTAGATAGCCACGACCATAAGGAGATACGGTTGCTGTATTAGCAACACGGTCAAATGAATCTACCCATAGTAACTCTTCATCAATCTCAACTACACCTTTACCTAGATTCTCGGTTGAACCTAAAGATAAGATAGTAGGAGATGCAGATGATGATGTGGTTGTTGTAATAGCAGAGGTTAAGTGTGTTGCTCTATCCTGTTGATAGGTATAGCCAGCAAGGTTAATCTGAACCTCATTTATTAAGTCGGTTAGTGTAGTTGTCAAGAGGCTATGCTCCTTAGTGCGTCAATTGCCGATTTGCCAGTAGTTCCAGCAAGTTCATTACAGATACCATTTAAATCTTTGTACGCAGAAGGTGCCCTACCAGCACTTGCCTTTTTATTTAAGGCTGCAATTATTCCAAATCCAGAAGTTCCAGCCCAAGCATTGGCAGCACCTTGTTCATCTTTAAATGCTGTTATTGCTGGGTAGGTTCCACCATTGGCTAGGCGATTCAGTTCAGCACATAGTGTGCTACCTGCGGTACCTGTTGGCATATTTTATCCTATCTAGGTGTAATGATTTTCTTATCAGGGGTAATAAGTTTTGACTTAGGTTCTTCTTTTTTAGGAGAACCCATAAATGCGTTGTAATAATGTTCATCAAATGAGAATCGTTTCATATGAGGAGCAGTTGCTGCTGTATGTGCATAGACTGGAATCTCAGCCTTATCACATAGGGCAAAGAAGTAAATGTCTTCTCCTAGGAAATTATTTCCGTGTCCAATATCTGAAAATAGTGGAGCATCTGCGACTACTGCTTTGATTCGGTCAACAACACTACGGTGCATTAAAATAAATCCCATACCTGCTGCACCAATTTTAATTAATTGATTCTTAGGCATTGGATGAATACGTGCTACGCCAACTGATTCTTCTGTATTAACAAAATTAAATAATGTTGGCATTGGTGTCATAAGTGGTTCTTCTGGTTGGTCAGTAGTGAAATATACGCCGCTAACGATTGGACGTTCTACGGTATCTTTACTTTCCCACAGAATATTAAATGTATCTGGACTTACTACTACATCTGAATCTACCCAAAATAGCCAGTCAGACTTTTTGTTGTTATACCAATAGTTAATTACTTTATCTCTTTGGCGAGCAATTTGATTGCCTTGACTTCGCAAGGTAGTAGCAAATTCAATTCCTGAATGAAGCATTACATCTGTAACGCCTTGCATAAATTTACCATCAACCATACCATTATCACACCAAGCGATTGCTACTGTATCTTGTTTCATTGTCCCCACCTTTGTTATTTCTTTTTATTACGAGCAGATATTGCTTTGGCTTTACGCTTTGCATCAGCCTTTGAACTAGCACCCCAGGCTTGCAGGGATAGTAGTAATCTTGTTGGCTCACCATTAGGCTTACGCTCTGGTCCTGGCATCCCGCCCATACGGGCTAAGAATGAGGCTCTGCGGGGGTTATCACCGCTTTTTACTGGTGGCTTAAGGGTTCCACCTTTGTAAGATGCCCTGCCCTTTGCATTGAGTCCACCTTTAGGATTCTTACCCTCTTTACGTGTCCACGCTGCTGTCATTTTTTACCTCTTGCAACTGCAGCATTGTCTACTAAATTAGGATAAGGTCTGCCAGCCTTTTTGGCTCTAGCCTTAGCGGCAGTCTTTTGTGCTGGTGTTAATTTCTTAGAAGTTTTCTTAGGGTTTTTCTTATCCCAGAATGCTTTCTTCATTTACTCCCCTTAGTTGGTTCTTTAGTCTTTGGGTCAAGGCGGACTTTTTCCGACCCATCTTTACGGAGAATAACAATCATACCATCACGCATAATTGACTTATTGAATCCGTCGTGACGTTTACGTTGACCCGATGACATTACTTTTTCTTCTTCTTTGACATCCCAGCCTGAGATAGTGCAATCGCAACTGCTTGCTTCTTAGACTTGACCATCTTCTTTGATTTACCAATGTTAAGAGTTCCTGCTTTATACTCTTTCATAACCTTAGAAATCTTTTTCTTTGCTGCTGCTTTTTTCATTATGGTCTTCTCCCTGCGCTAGGAGCGATTTTGGTTTCAGGAATAAACATTCCTGGGTACTTCTTTTCAATTGCTTTCTTAGCAGCAGCCTCTGCTGCAGCAACGCCTTTTGGAGATATTTCATTTTGAAACTTTTTCATCTCTTTTTGAGCCTTGCCTTTTGCAACCATATCTTTTACATAATTAGGGTCACCAGCACCGAAACGTCTAATTTCACGGGCAGCCATATTACTTCTTCTTGCCCATTTTTTTCATAGTCATTTTTTTCATACCCATTTTGGCTTCCATTGCTTTTTCTTTTTTGGATTCCATTTTTTCACCTGCTTTATAAGCAGCCTTTTTAGCAGCAGCCTTTCCCTTGGCTGTGTATGGGAATTTCTTATTTCCTACTTTTGGCATTATATTTGTCCAATCTGTTTGAGTACTTCTGCGGATTTTTTATTTATATCTTTTGCTTTAGGCATAGTCTCCGAATTGTAGGCTTTACCTAAAAGTTCTGATGCTTTATGTGCTTCTTGTACGTGATGTGCACTTGTTCCTGCTGGTTGCATTCCTTGCGCTCTTGCGTCTTTATAGGCTTTTAACTCAGCGGTCCATTTCTTATCTGGAATATCTCTTGTTGCATCTCCAGCATTTAACTGAAGAGTCTTAATCTTACATCCAAAACAATCACAATCACCTGAGCAAGGCTTTTTATCTATGGTGTATTCACCAAAATCTTCCCATAAAACCTCAGATGTTTCAGGACAAGCAGTGCAGCCCCACAGGACTACCTTTTGTTCAACTTGTCCATCTATTAAATTATATTCTGTATCTACTACCTTGCCTATATGTCCTCTTTTTTTACAGTCATAACTCATTATATCCCCTTATACTGCTGTAAAGTTTGCCTCTGTTACTCCTACACCACCAGCAATTAATGCTGATTTAGTAGCATCATTAACTATGTGATTATGTCCACCTAGATAAAACTCTTGGTAATCATCCATTGTTTCGTCAACAACATAGCGAACTTGTGAATACACTCCACCGCTTTTAGCAATACTGATGCCTCTGTCTAATTTATAGAAGTAAAATAATCTATGCTTACCTGCTGGTCCTTCTCGGACTGTAGGTGTTTTAAAAACATAATCTGCCATTGTTCTCCTTAATGAACTTACTGTAAGGCTAGAGTTTCCCCTAGCCCTACCGTC